TTAGCTCCACGTTTAAGTGGCATGATAGCTTCAGGACCAGCTTCTCCCATAAGTCCAGTTTTACCACCAGACATAGGGAATGTAGTAGGACTTCCAACTACTCCACCATTAGCGTATGCTTGTACTTGAGATCCACCAGAGAATACACCACCATCAGCGAAAGGTATGCCCATAGCTGTTTTAGCGGCATTAACCATTTGCTGTACAACAAGTATCTGGTAGAGTTCTTTTATAATAGCTCTAGCCATACTCTTGAAAGCATCCTTAACTGATTCAGTACCTTCTATCATAGAGATGAAACCATCACCTATAATACCACCAACTGCTTCAATTAGTTCTCCTTGTTTCTGCTTTTCTTCTGTTAGCTTCTTCTCTGCTTCCAGTTGATCGTATGCTATTCGTATACTCTCTTGTTGAGTATCTAATAGTTCTAAAGCTCTTTCGTACCTTGCACTACCATAATTTATACCTAGTTTTTCTAGCTCTAACTGTAGCTTATACTTTTCGTTAAACTGTTCAGCTACTAGAAGTTCTCTATCCTTTAAACCTTGAATAACTAATTGCTCTTGTGTAGACAACTTTAGTTTATCTAATATATTTTGTCTTAACTCTTCCTCACGCTCGTAAGAGGAAAAGTCTTGTTTAGAAGGAGTAAGCGACATAGACATAAGAGCTTCTTCATTAGCAAACCTAGTCTTATAAAAGAAAGTCTCGTTAGCAACTCTTTCGTCGTATGCTTTTTTTCTAGCCTCAGCTACTTTTTCAACAAGAGCTATTGTCTCTTTAGACATACTAGCTTCCATACTCATTAGCTGATCTTCAGCTTCAAACCTTCTATTGAAAGCCCTTGTTTCAAGATCTTCTCTTTCTAACTGAAACTTTTTCTCAGCCGCCCTAAAGATAGCTATACCTTCAAGTACAGTCTTCTGTCTGTTTTCTTCAGCTAAAACTCTTTCTGCATCCGCCTTATTATTTGCGGCTCTAAAGATAGCTATACCTTCAAGTACGTTCTGTTGTCTTTGATTTGATTGTTTAGCAAGCTCTTTTTTACGCTCTACATCTTCTCTTATTCTTCTTCGTGTATTAGCTTGCCCATTGTCTGCTTCACCAACTTCACTGCCAAGTAATTTCTTGTTTACTCTAATAGCATCTCTTTGTCTTCTAAGAGATAGTAATTGATCTTCATATATTCCTAGTTGTTTCTTACTCTCTTCTGACGTATCAGCTATAGCACCTCTTATTGCTTGTTGAACCTGTTCATCAGCATAACTAAGATCAAGATTCTTATATTTTAAATCGTATATCTTATTATACATCTCAAAGATAGCTTTATTTAGAGCAAGCTCTTGTCTACCAGCCGCACCTGACTGTAGAAGCTCTAACTCTGCTCTAAGTGTAGATATTTCTTTTATAGCTTCTTTAGATGCATCTGCTATAGATATTATGCCTTCTGCAACTCCCTTAGACTCTTTCCTAGTTCTAAGTAGAGCCGCACCTATTGCTGTAGCTAAAGGTATAAGTATACCTAAGCTCATAGCTAATGCGCCCATAGAAATCTTAAGACCCATTATACCTACTTTAGCGGCTAATGTAGCTTGAGGTAGTAAGTACATAACACCAACTAACTGAGTGGCCTGTTGACCAAAAGCTACCATAGGATTAGTACCAGATTGTACTTGAACTAAGAAGTCACCTACTTGATAACCAGTTTGTTGCATGGCAACACCCATACGGTTAGCACCCTTAGTCATACCATTAGCATAACTTGAGAATACTCCAGTCCCCGTAGCAAATTCATTGTTTAGTCTATCTAAACTAATCTGTCTTTGTCTATCAGATAAAACACCAAGTTTATTAGCTCTGTTAATCTCACTAAGGTTTCTCTCATATAACTTAGAAGAAGCATAAAGAGGCTTATACTTTAAAGCTAACTTATGTGTTTCGTTTGCAAGTTTGTTAGTAGTATTAGAAGAACTTTTCTGGGCTTTATCTAAAGATACAGTAGTACTAGCTAATTGCTTCACTTCTTTTTTAGCTTTAGTAACAGTTTCGTACTGGACTATTATCTTAATATCATTAGCCATTAGTTATCCCCATGTAAACTACATCAACACTTTTAATTGCTACTACCTCTCTAGAGGAAATAGGTGTATCAGTAAGTTCCTTCCACGCTTTAATTTCATTATAAGTTATCGGGTTAGGGCCAGAGAATCCAGCAGTTCTACTATTGCTTAATGCAATAAAGGCAGACCAGACATTTGACATGAGCGATGGAAAATGTGTCGGGGGTTCCAATGCTTCTGGTCTACGTCCAATCTGCCTTTCTACTTGTTCTAAATGTTCACGTTCTGTAGTGCCATTATCATCAGACTTATTGAGCTTAAACTGATGTTCAGCCCATTCGCATAATTGATGAGTTAGGCTTTCGTAAAATCCAGAGAGTCTGCAAGTGCCTCCTCGATCTGATCCTTAATCCAAAATACTTCATCGTAAAGTTGTTTAGCCTTAGTGATGGAAAGTTTGGGTTGTTCTTTGTTGTATGTTATATTCCACTCATGGGTTATCTTGGATAGCATAACTAGAGTAGCTTCTTCCATGTCTTGAGCAGTTATATCTGTGTTCTTTTTACTTTGCATGTCCTTTAGACGTTTATTAGTCTGTTCATGCATTACCGTTTTATACTCTTTAGAATGACTTGCGTATACAACTATAGTCATATCTGTCTTATCATCATTCTTAAGTACAACACCAGTATTAGGATGCCTAAGTGATACTTCTACAGTATTACTTGTAGGTTTTAGATCCATTAAATCCATGTCGAGTTCCTTTCGGGGAAAAAGTATCGGGTAAGTTATGTTAAGTGTGAGGACTTCCGACCCGACTCAGAAGCCCTCACTAACCTTAGCTAAGGTGTTACGTTATGAAGGTCGTGTGATCTTCAAGTTAGTTGCTTCAGTTGCATCATATAGAGCAACGAAAGACATGCTAATCATTCGGCTTGTAGGTCCGTCTACGCCAACATCAGCACTGTTTATTTTGACTTTAGGGAACTGGAATGTGTAAGCGTTAGCACCTGTAGGGTCGTTAACTGATACTTCAATCTCTGTCTCTGTTTCGTTAAGGAAACGGTTAATTAATGCCGCATCCTCAAAGTAAGCTGTTAGTGTACCTTCAACTTCTGCTCTACCATACTCTAATGATGGTGCGCTATCATCTCCGATTACGAAGGTAGGTGCGAAGGAATTAGTTAGTGTGAAGTCTAATGCAGTTACAATAGCTACGTTAGCGGCTCCACCTACGTTACCAATACCGATGTCACCTGAGTAAGCATCAAATGGTGCGGCTCCAGAAGCGGCATCTTGTGTCTTCTCTGTAGCACTCATAACCATGTCCTTGCCTACCATACCGAAAGTAGTAGCTACCATCTGGTTAGGTGCGAGGGAAATAGCCATAGTGGAAACTGAGCAACCTGAGAATAGTCTAGCTTGGTCAATATCTGCGGCATAGTCTTCTATAGACAAGAACTTAGGTGCAACACCTACTTTAAGTACGTTAGTTGCCCAAGCACTTAACATAGCTGATTCTAATAGTTCGTCGTAGTCACCATCTCTTAGGTCTACAACAATGTCTCCACCAACTTGTCTGTTACCGTGGCGATCTACACGAGGCATACGGTCAGCTTGGATGTCATTGCCAGCTACACGATCTTTAGTTAAGTTTAAAGAGTGTGTACTGAAAGGAAGGTTAGTAAAGTTGCCAGCAGGTGTCGTACCGAAAGTGCTTTCGACTATATAAGACAGGCTGGAGCGTGAACCCTGTGCAAAGGCCATAATGTATTCTCCTAGTTATTTATAAATGTACCATCCGATATTAATCGGAACATAGTACCAAGGGCTGTCAATCAAACCTTGTTGCCGTTCAGCATAGTCGATTGATAATTTAATTGTTTCTGATTGTGCGTTAGTAAACGATATGTCAGTAGTAGCTTGAAATGCGTTTATAACTTTGTTA